TCGGCCAATCGGGCCTGACGGTCGAGGACTGGAACGGCCTCGACGAGGAGCACCGCGCCACGAAGATCGAGATTGTGCTCGACGAGCTGGAAGCGGGCGAAATCACGGTCGCGAAGCTGCCGCCGAAGTCTGTCGAGCTGCCGAACGAAACCGCACAAGAGCAGGCATCCGGCCCGGCGCAAGGTTTGCCGTCGCTGGATGGCGCTGCCGAGCAGAGCGAACGCGCCGCACTGGACGCTCAATACAAGGAGCGTTTCGGCAAGCTGCCGCCGAGCAACATGAAGCTCGAAACGCTCAAGGCGAAACTCGCCGCAAGCGCGGAGTAATCCATGCCTATCGCCGCCGCCGACCTGATCGAACGCGCAGGGGAAATCCTCCAGGACGAGGAGCATGTCCGTTGGGAGGTTCCCGAGCTGCTGCGCTGGATCAACGATGCCGCCCGCGAGGCGATCGTGCGGCGGCCGGCGGCGCGCGCCGTTACTGCTGTCGTGGCACTCGTCGCGGGCACGCGGCAAGCAATCCCGGCAACGGGCGTCGAGCTGCTTGACGTCGTGCGCAACCTTGGGACCACGGGCACCACGCCGGGCCGCTCGGTGCGCCGCGTCGATCGCCAGCTCCTCGACGATCAAGACCCGGACTGGCATAGCGCAAAGGCAAAGAGCGTCATCAAGCACTACACGTTCGATGAACGTGCGCCGAAAGACTTCTACGTCTACCCGCCGGCCGTTGCCGACACGAAGGTAGAGGCGCTGTATTCCGAGCTGCCGCCCGATGTCACGGACCAAGGCGACACGCTGGACATGGGCCGCGAGTACCTGAACACGCTGGTTGAGTACATCTGCTATCGCGCGCTCTCGAAGGACAGCGAGTTCGCCAACGGCACTGTCGCGGCGCTGCACTACCAGGCGTTCGTCGACTCGGTAACGGACAACAACGCGCAGACCACCGCTAACTCGCCGAACCAGAACAGCGTATGAGCACCGTCGACCTCGATATCTTTCTGACGAAGATTCTCCCGTATGCGCCGGGCTGTCCCGAGCCTACGGCGTTTGAGCACATTCGCGCCGCTGCAACGGACTTCCTCGAAACGACGCGTCTTTGGCGCTTCGACGAGTCGTTCGAGCTTGGCGACGATCCGAACATCATGTGCGCGCCGATCGACAGCGTGATTCATGAAATCGAGCGCTGCGACTTCAACGGCCAGAAGCTCGACCCGGCCTCGCTGGACTGGCTGGACGATCACTACCCGCACTGGCGCAGCGACGAGAACCTTTGGACCGGACAGCCGAAGTGGTTCACGCAGGTTGAACCGAACACGATCGCCGTTGCGCCGTCGCCGATCACTGCTGAAAAGCGCGTGAAGGTGTGGCTTCGCCTCAAGCCGTCGCCGGATGCAGAGACGTTGCCCGAGTTCCTGTATCGCGAGCACGGCACGACGATCGCATGGGGCGCGCTCGGCGCGATTCTCATGCTGCCGCGCCAGTCATTCACGGACCCGAACATGGCCGTCTACTTCGACGGCAAGTTCAATCAGGCGTTGGGCCGCAAGTCGAGGCTCCAATCAGCCGGACAGCAACGCGCGCCGGTTCGTACGAAAGGTAATTTTTTTTGATTCTCTTTTAGGAGTCCTGATATGTCGGCCGCATCGAACTACACCGAGAACAACGTCATCAACACGCTTCTTCGCGGCTCGGCATTCCCCGTGCCGGCGAAGGTCTATCTGTCGCTGCACACGGCAGACCCGGCCGATGTCGGCTCTGCGGAAGTCGCAACGGCCAACTGGCCGTCCTACGTTCGCAAGGACTCGGCAAACGGCGACACGAACGCGAACGCATGGTCGGCGCCCGCCGATGGCGTGAGTTCGAACACGAAACAGGTGCTCTACCCGTCGCATAACGGCGCATCGGCTGTCGCGATCACGCACTTTGGTTTGTGGGACGCGGCGAACGGCGGCAACTTCCTTGCGGGTGCAGCTCTGTACTCGCCGCGCACGCTGAACCCCGGCGACGTGTTCGTGTTTGACGTCTCCTCGCTCACGGTTCGCATGCTCTAACCGATGAACCTCTACGCGCTCAACGAAACCCCGATCAACGGGTGGGCAACGCACTACGGCCTTGGTGAGGCCGTGGCGCAGCTCACCCTCGACGGGGCGAGCGCGAACGCAGTTCTCGGCAGTGGTAGTGCGGACATGGCGCTGAGTTCGTCGGGCGACGGCACGCGGCGCACGTTCGGCGTATCGAATCCTGATCTTGTGCTTAACGCGCAGGGCGACGGCACGCGACGGACGTTTGGCACAGCCGACATGCCGATCGTTCTCACGGCAACGGCCGTAGGTGAAGTGACGGCATCGCATGGCGGAACGGCGACGCTGATGCTCTCGTGGCTTCTTGGCCGTGGTGGCGTCATGGTCTACGGCTCGGCGGATGCGTCGCTGCGCGTGACGATGGACGCTGACGGACGCGCGGCCACGGGGCGGTACGGCACGGGCGACGCCCGGATGGCGCTTGAAGCTGTCGCCCACGGCAAGCTCCCGCCGGTTGTGAAGGGCGGCGGCCTTGCCGATATGTGGATCTACCCGACCGGCTACCCGAACATGATCGCGCATGCCGGCGGCGCGGCCGACATGCAGCTCGGCGCAGCAGGCGGCGGCATCGTCGGGCACCAGGTATTCGGCAGTGGCGAAGCGGTGTTTGCGATTGAGGTTCTCCGCTCGACCACGGACCAATTCCGCAATGTGTTCGGCGCAGGCGAGATCGACATCGGGTTTGCGATCGACACGCGCGAGGCACGCATCGTCACGCTGCCGTCGACCTTCTACCCGGCACATAGCTCGCGCATTGTGCGCGTCATCAAAGAATCGCGAGTCGTGCGCGTGCGCAAGTCTGCACGCACGACCAAGGGGGCTTGATGGACATTTTCACGAAATACCCGGCCGAGGTTTGGGACTACGACGTCGAGTTCACGCGCTCTCTGCCGGACGGCGACACGATCCTGAGCGCGACCGTGACCGTCGAGCCCGCAGAAAGCATGGTGAGCTGCCCGAGGTTCGACCTTGGCACCGACACCGTGAAGGTTTGGCTTATCGACGGTTTGTCCGGCAAGACGGCAACCGCGAGCGTGATCGCAATGACCGCGCAGGGCCGGACGATCGAGGAAGAATTCAAAATCCGCGTAAGGGGCTGACATGGCACTGAAACTCGCAAACAACGCAGTAAGCAAGCTCGCAGGCGCGGTATCGGCCGCTGCTACGTCGTTCGCCGTCACGCCGGGCGAGGGCGCGAAGTTCCCCGCGCTCGGAGCTGGTGACTGGTTCCCGCTGACCGTCGTAAAGAGCAATGGCAGCTTCGAAGTCATGCGCTGCACGGCGCGCGCGATCGACACGCTGACTGTCTCGCGTGCGCAGGAAAACACGGCCGCTCTCGGGTTCGATCCGGGTGATCGCGTCGAGCTGCGCATGACGAACGCGGCGTTCGGCGCGTACCTCCAGCAAGACGCAATCGCAAACTTCCTCACGCAGGACCAGTCTGACACGCGCTACGACGCCCGCTACGACATTCGCTACATGCCGATCGCGGGTACGAGCAAGAAGGTTTCGTCGACCGTGACCGACACGAACTATTCGATGCTCGTTCAGAACAATGGCGGCTCGGGCGACAGCAGCGTTGCGGCACTCGGCTTCCTCTGCCAGGGGACATACGGCATCAAGCTCTACCTGCGCGCGGATGGATATTTCGGCCTTGGCGGCTGGAGCACGACCGCATGGAAGTGGTACGTCGATCCGGCCGGCAACATGGTTGCATCGGGCAACGTGTCCGCCTACTCGGATGAGAGCATCAAGACGAACTGGCGCGAGTTCGACGATGACTTTATCGAGCGGCTCGCGGACGTGAAGCACGGAAACTACGATCGCACCGACATCGAGGGCTTGACGCAAGTTGGTGTGTCGGCGCAGTCGCTCGAAGGCGTGTTGGAACACGCGGTAATGCGCGACAAGAACGGCAAGCTGTCCGTTGCCTACGGCAATGCAGCGCTCGCATCGGTCATCCGGCTGTCGCGCCGCGTCGTCGAGCTGGAGCGCAAGCTTAAGGACAAAGGAGTGCTCGAATGACGTTGCCGAGTGGAGCTATCGCATTCTCCGACCTGAACAACGAGTTGCGTCGGCCGTGGAATCAGTACCTCACGCTGGACGATGGTGAGTTGCGCAACTGCATCGCGGACAAGCCGGGTGGCGTAATCTCGTTGTCCGATTGTCGCGGCAAGACCTACCACGTCAACCAGAACGCGCAAACCCAAGGTGGCGGAGCCGATCAAGCGAACTTTCTTGGCGGCTGGAACTTCCTTGGGGCGCCACTCGCCTGGATTACGCGAGTGGCGGACATTGACTACGGCCGAGACTGGACTAACGGCTGGTGGTTAGGTATGCACTTCCACGCGAACCCGAACCACGGCGGCAATCTATGGGTGGTCAACAATACCCGTGGAGTCGCGGTTACCCTGCCCAAAGTAGCGGGCAATGTTTGGCAGGGGTACGTCGTAAACAACACGGGCGCGCCGTATCCGGGTTACTACGATTACTGGAATTGGCTCTACCCTAGCGCGGGGGTTGTGGATAGCTTCGGGGTTTACGCAGTGTGACAGCACGACGCACGACACCACACCATACGATACTGTCTGGTGCGATTCAGGAGGCGCACAAATGACGATTCTCAAGCTGACCGGATTCTCGGGCGAAATCCCTCGCGTCATTCCGCGCCTGCTGCCCGAGACGGCCGCACAGAACGCATTGAACGCGCGTCTTGATTCGGGCGGCCTGTCGCCGTATCGCAAGCCGAAATTCGTCAGTCGCGTGACGTCGGTTGCAGCAGGGGCAATCAAGACCATCTATAAGAACGGCGCGACGTGGCTCGCGTGGGACAAGCCGGTCTACGCTGCGCCCGGCCCGGTCGCGGCCGATCGCCTGTATGTAATGGGCGATGGTGCGCCGAAGATGATCGTCGGGGGCGTGACGTACCCGCTTGCCGTGCCACGGCCCACCGCCGCGCCAACCGCCACGGTTAGCGGCAGCGGAACGGGCGATGTCTTTGCCCGCGTCTACGTCTATACGTTCGTGACCGATTTCGGCGAGGAGTCGGAGCCGAGCGCCGCAACTGCGTCCGTCAACTGGCAGAGCGGGCAGACTGTGACGCTCTCCGGCATTCAGGCCGCACCCGCCGGCCGCGCCATTACGAAGCAGCGGTTTTACCGCTCGCAGACGAGCCTTTCGGGCAC